CTACGGGCACTCCGGGCTCTCCGGCAAGAAGAAGTACGGCGAGGCCGAGGCCCACTACCACGAGGCCGCCCGCCAGATCTCCGAGCACGAGGGCGAGCCGATCGCCGGGCATCAGGTGCAGGCGGTCACCTGGCTGGCCCGTCAGCGGCTCAACGAGGAGCACGACCGCAACCTCGTGGCCGGTGGCTCCCGGCAGGCGGGCAACGCCCAGCACTCGATCGACCAGATGAGCCAGTACATGGGCGAGCACCACCCGCAGATGTCGCTGCAGATGCCCGGCACCGGCTACTCGAAGCGTCCCCAGCCGCCCACCGAGCTGGAGAAGACCGCCTACGAGGACCACAAGACCGGACCGGCCAAGCCCGTCCAGGGGAGCCGCCGGGGGCGACGCTGACGCCGTAGGCGCGCGCATCGCTTACGGCGAGACCAAGGCCCCGGCCGAGGTCGACACCCTGCGCGACGAGGCCTGCCCGGTCTGTGGCGAGACGGACGCCTGGGACGGCGACGAGTGCAAGGTCTGCGAGTACGTCGCGCCGCCGAAGAAGTTCCAGGACCCCGACGTCGACATGCACAAGAAGCTCGACCTGCGCGGCGACGACCAGGCCGACATGAGCGCGCACGACCTCAACTCCGCGGTCAACGACCAGGACGGCGACGGCTTCGACGACCGCACCGGCGAGCCGATCGTCGACGAGAACGAGCTGGGGGCCGACGACGTCCAGCCCACCCTGGCCTGCCCGCTCTGCGGATTCGAGCTGCCCGCCCCGGAGCCCACCTCGATCTCCACCGAGGACCCGGAGGCCGGTTCCTCCGGCGGCGAGCCGGTCGAGGGCGACCTCTGCCCGAACTGCGGCGAGGGTGTCCTGGAGTCCACCGAGAACCTCGGTGCCGGAATGGAGGGCGGCGGCCCTGACGAAGATATGGATCCCGAGCAGGACCCCGACGCAGAACTCGACCCCGATGCGCCCGTCGACGACGAGGGACGGCCCATTCCTGACGAGGATGAAGAGCCCGATCCGTTCGGAGCGCCTTCTGATGGAGATGAACAGGAACAGGATCCGGATTCGGACGAGGACGAGGATTCTCCGGACGACGACCCCGATTCCGAGGACGACGAGAAGCCTGCCGGGAAGAAGCCATTCCCACCGAAGAGATGACCGGAACCGTTCAGCATCGAAGGAGTAGAGAGTAGATGCGACCCGCACTTCAGGCCCTCGCCGAGCAGCAGAGGGTCATCGACGAACAGCGCAACGTGATCCGACAGCAGGGCGGGGTGATCCGCGCCCAGGGCCAGCGCATCCAGCAGCACGAGCAGGTGTTCGCCGGGCAGCGCAACCAGATCGCGAGCCTCGGGCGGGGCCTGCGGGCCCTCGCCTCCGCAGCCGGGATCGAGGGGCACGTCCGGACGGCCATGCAGCGCACGGCCGACGAGCAGAACCCGGCCCAGCCGATCCCCGAGCCCCCGGCTGGTCCGCCGGTGCAGACCACCCAGGAAGCTCAGGAGCCGGAGGCGTTCGCTGACCCGATGGCCCCGGGTCTGGTGCCCGGCTCGACGAACGACGTCGCCGCCGACGCCACCACGACGGCTTACACCCCGGGCGCGGACATCCCCGGCCCGGCGGTGAAGAACCTGGTCGACCCGACCCAGCCGGTGGACGGCACGCAGAACCCGCGTCCGCTCAACGAGGTCCGCACCCTGACCGACGTCCGGGTGGGCGACCCGATGAACCCGGCCCCGGCCTACCCGTTGCAGGGCGACTTCGCCCGGGGCCAGCGGCTCGGCTCCAAGGAGGCCGCCAGCAACCGCACCATGGCGTGCCTGCGCCTGGCCCGGCTGCGGATCGAGGCGCACACCGCCACCCACCAGTCGGACTTCGAGGAGGCTGCGGCCATCGAGAAGGACGGCTCGGTCACCGACGACGCCATCGTCACCGAGATCAACGCGATGGAGCGGGTGGCCAAGGCGGCGAGCGCCCAGAAGCCCGCCAGCCGTCCGGCCGGGCTGGTCCCGCGCGCGGCCAGCAACGGCCACCGGACCACCCCGTCCCTGCAGGCGTCGGCCGGTTCTGGCGGCGGCGAGGGTGGAGCAGTCGACGAGAAGGTGGCCGACGCCGACCTGTTCGACTGAGCCGAGCCCCTTCCTGGGTACCGTGGTGGGACCCAGGGTGAGGGATCACGGCACGGAAGGCCCCGACTGCAGCACGCGGTCGGGGCCTTCTGCTGTGCGCATCCAGGTCCTGTCCATTCCCTTCTGAGAGCCCGCCAAGAGGTGAAGGAAGGGGTCACCGAGCACAGGGACTCCACACCATTAGACAATGGGAGGGCAGGAATGCTCCGAGTCCCGCTCGCGAAGGCTCACATCAAGCGGACGATCCGGCCGCTGTACGGATGGACCCAGTCCACTCCGAAGAGCCAGTTCCTCGACCCCGCCTGGGACGGCTCCGTGCCGATCTTCCCCGGCATGGCGATGATGAAGACCGCCGGTGAGGGCATCACGCTCCTCAACGGCACCGGCGACCCGTACGGCCTCTCGGCCTTCTACGAGGGCGGCGAGGGGATCTTCGAGATCTCCGAGCAGGGCGTCAACGCCTGCGCGGTCTGGGTGCTGGCCGACGACGCGGAGTTCGAGGTCATGGACCCGGCCTTCGACCCGACGGTCTCCTGGACCGAGCCCCTGGACGGCACGCTGAAGCTGGTGCACGCCTACGTGTCCGGCGCGAAGCGCGGGCGTCTGTGTCCGGAGGGGACGGCGGGTGCCTCGGCCAAGCCGGTGGCCAAGCTCGTCAAGGTCAACTCCCCGACCAAGATCACCATCGGCGGCCTCTCGCCGACGGATCTCGGCTGATCGCCACCTACTAGAAGAGGGAGACAGAGCACATGAGTACAGCCCTCGCTGGTGGCGGCCTCCGGCCCCGCACCGCGACGAAGTCCGACGACTACGTGTCGATGATCATGTCCCGGCGGGAGAGCGGCCAGAAGCTCTCGCACCAGGCCAAGGTCGACAAGATGGCGCTGATCTTGCAGGACGAGAACAGCGGCATCAAGCGCCTGGGTGTGGGCATGATCGGCCCCATCCAGCTCAAGCTGCGCTACCAGGGCATCACGCGCAACGTGCTCATCGAGGACCCGGTCACCCCGGGTACCCCGGTCGAGTACGACGTGTGGGACGACCTCGGCCAGGCCTACGTGATGTCCGGCCACGAGGGCGAAGTCCGGATCACGCCCTTCGAGGGCAAGCGGGTCCCGGTGCGGTTCTACCGGATCGCCTCGCGCCCGGCGATCCGCAAGGAAGACCTGCTCTACATGCGGATCAACGCTGTCGAGCAGGCCCAGGACGAGACGAAGCAGGCCATCCTCAAGCAGGAGGACCAGCGTCTGATGACGCTGCTCCAGGCCGCGGTGAACGACTACGCGACCCGGGCCGACCACGTCGTCACGCCGAACCACAACGTCACGGAGACCTCGGGGTACTACACCCCGGCGTCGCTCTACACCGCCGTGGCGCAGACCGACATGCACGAGCTGCAGGCGGCCCGGCTGCTGGTCAACCCGTACGACTACCGGGACTTCTTCCGGTGGGACATCAACACGACCGGTTGGGCCTTCAAGGACCGTGTCGTGGCGGGCGAGACGATCACCACGTTCGGTGAGTTCCAGATCCAGCGGTCGATCATCTGCCCGCAGAAGACGATGTACCTGACGCCGGAGCCGAACTTCCTCGGCGTCTTCCCGGTGCTCTACTCGCTGGACGTCGAGGAGAACCACAACGTCGAGGCCTTCTGGAAGGGCTGGGTCTTCGACGAGATGGTCTCCATGGCGATTTTGAATCCGAGGGGCATCGCTACAATCACCAAACCGTGATGTACTGAGCGTCCTCTTGGCGAGGAGTTCACAGGAACGGCCCGCACCGAAATGGTGCGGGCCGTTTCGCTGTTCTGGGGCTAGAACCAGTACCTTCGCCCGCCGACCGGGCGGCCGACGCCGCCGAGGACGAGCAACACGACACCGATGATGAGCAGGATGCCGCCGATGTAGTAGAGAATCGGCAGGCCGATGAAGTACCCCACCAGTAGCAGGATCAGACCGAGGATGATCATTTAGTTCCCTCCAGGGGTTGGCGTCCCGCCACCCTAAGGCCTGATCGACTCCTGCGTCGCCTGCCGATTCCGGAACCGGAGCACGGAAGAGGTGAAGCCGAAGTCGAGCGCTGAGGGACGGGTGAATGGCGAGGACTAAAGGCCCGGTCGTCCTCGAAGCGGATCCGGCCCTGGGAACGCACGCGACCAGGAAGTCCTACGTCGACCCCCGGTCCGTCCCGGCGGGCGGCACGGTCGGCCAGGTCCTCGGCAAGCTCAGCTCCACCGACCGCGATGTCGCCTGGATCACTCAGACCGGCGGTGAGGGTGGCGGGGGCGGCACGGCCACTCTGCGCGGTGCCCTGGACTACGACGACACCACGGCACCGACCGACGGCCAGAGCATCGTCTGGTCCGGCACCGCGGGGAAGTTCC